TATGGAGCATCGAATTGAAAAGCTCCAGGATGAATTGGAATTGTTACGAGGACAGCTCAAGTATGAGCCTAAAAAAATAGAAACAAGCGAGGAAAGAATACTGCTCCGAGATATTATGGAGGCTGTATGTAATAAGTATAAGATCACTCCGGAAATACTCCAATCAGTTAGAAGGTTTGCAGAGATAGTTAGGCCCAGATCATTGTATATAAACTTATGCCTAGATCTAACTCATTGGGGATGTGCTCACATTGCCAGGACCTGTGTTAATAAGGATCACACGACAGTTTTATACCACCAGCGACAAAAGGATAATAGAGCTAAACATTGGTCGCTACAATCGGATTTAGGATTAGAACTTTGGGCTGATTATGAGGAACTGAAAATGAAACTGAATAAGAATGCCAGAAGAAAAACAGAAAAGTAAAGTTCATTATGGTAAAGGTAGAACTCCTGGTCATTTTTGTGTTTTACCTCAAAGAGCTGTAATAGATATTCGATTTAAAAAGCATCCCTCTATCTTCAGAGTTCTGGCTGCACTCGGTAATTATACTTCAAGACAGGGTGTGTGTTGGCCCAATCAAATTACCATTGCTAGAGATTTACATATTACTCAATCTACTATATCTAAACACATTAAGAAATTAATGGAATGGGATTATGTACGATATGCAAAGAAACATCCTGGGTTGAGGGGGAATAAGTATTTTATGGTATTTGATCCAAAGGTAAGTGAGGATGATGCGATTGCTACAGCTACAGTTACTGATAGGTCTTTTGAAGAGAAACCGGAGATTAAAATACATCCAAAGAATAAAAAGGATGAGAAACCTAATCAAAGGGGGAAGAAAGAATATTCATCTAAAGGAATAACTGATAAGAAGAAGTATGCACCTAGTGAATATGTAGATATTCATTCAGAACGACTGCATAACAACATAGGTAACAGTTCTAATATATACTTAAAGGCAGTAGAGATATTAAACAAGTTTATAAAACTAACCGAAGAAATTTTCGGACAGCACAAACAATATGATATAAAACAAGTAAAGGTTGTAGAAGATTGGATAAACCAGGGATTACATCCTCCGACAGCTATTGCCAAGATCAAACAGATTATAGAATGGAGAAGAGATAACAATAAGGATGCACCAGCTACGATATACTTCTTTAAAGACGCACTAAATAAGGTTAATAGGCCCAGGAATAAGGAAGAAAAGGTAAGGGGTATGCTCAAGAAGATCACTAGAAAATTGAAGATGAGGTATTAATTTATAAATCCCAAAGGTTCGATTGCGTTTTATATCCCTGGCAGCACCGCAAAAATAAATGATTTTTGAAAATTCGATACCCTTTGGGGGATGGGTGCGTATATATATATGGGGGGTATTACACATTTTTTTTGCAATAAATTATTAAATCGATTATAGTAATTGCTGCCTTTAATCTGAAATAAAATAAGGAGGAAATATGGCAAAAGGCCCAAATGCGAGTAACCGAAACTTCAAAGTCTTTAAGGATATAAATATTCCTCAAGGTGAATATTTGATAGAAGTCTGGGATGCAAAGGATTTTAACAAAGACAATCCTAAAGAGCAGCCGAAAGAAGTCAAGGGAGCTCAAGATATTAAGATCTTTAAGAGAGATGAAACTAAATCCTACAACAAAGGGGATGGTGTAGCTTTCTTTAGAGTATTTAATAACGAACCAAAGGATAGTACAAGTGGGAATGACGAAATCAAATTCGATTAAACGAATAGTCAAACCACCACTAGATCGCTTTGGTGGTATTAGAATAGTTCAACGCAGAATTAAAAAATCTGAAATCATCGAGCACAACAAAGAGAATGTAGCTCAAGAACTTATTGATATTGCCAAAGCGAATATTGACGACATTATGTCCTGGGATGAGGATGGTAAAGTAACCATTAAGGATCCTTCTAAAATTTCCGAGGCAGCTATTAAAGCTATTAAAAAAATTAAAGTAACACCAACCAAGATGGGCCCACAGCTCGAAGTGGAGCTCCATGATAAAGTTGGAGTATTAAGAATATTGGCGAAAGCTACCGGTTTATTAGATACTCAAGAGGAATTAGATAGACCATCTGTAGTGGGAATTGTAATGAAGGGCCCAGAGCCGGTCATTGTTAATGCAGAGGAGATCCATGAAGAGAGCCATGACACACCAGGAAAAGGAAACAATCCAGGTGTCGATGTTAAGAAATCAAATTAGTGATAAAGAGGCTGCACGAATTATTGGAAGGCCTGTTGCTGAATGGAAGAATTTAGCTCTTGGTAATAAAACCGAAGATGAAAGTAGGATAGAGAGCATTGTCAAAAGTTTTAAAAATTATAACAATTAGTATTATTTGTTTGTTTGTACTGTGTGGATGTAAGACAAAGTTTGATCCAAAGACAAGTTTGATCAAATACACACTCCAAGGTATAAATAAAAAATGAGTGATGCTATCACTAATCTTAATTTAGATTTTTCTAATTCACCAACTATCTGGGATTTCTTAAACGATAAAAGTTTTGTTCGTGGAATAATGGGCCCTGTAGGTTCTGGTAAATCTTATGCCTGTGCTGCTGAAATAATGTTGAAGGCAGTTGGACAAAAGCAATCTCCTAGGGATGGGATTAAATATTCAAGATTTGTTGTCGTTAGAAACTCCTATCCAGAGTTAAGAACAACTACAATTAAAACCTGGCAAGAATTATTCCCAGAAAATATCTGGGGATCTTTTAGATGGAGCCCTCCCTTAACACATCATATAAAATTACCGGCAAGAGATGGAGCTCCAGGAATAGATTGTGAAGTTATTTTTCTAGCTCTTGATCAGCCTAAAGATGTTAGAAAATTATTATCAATGGAACTAACCGGAGCCTGGGTGAATGAGGCTAGAGAATTACCTAAAGCTGTTATCGATGGATTAACACACCGAGTAGGAAGATACCCTACCTTATCAGATGGTGGAGCAAAACCCTGGAGAGGAATTATTATGGATACTAATCCTATGGATGATGACCATTGGTGGTTTAAGTTAGCTGAAAAAGATAAGATGAGAGGTAAGTATGCTTGGAAATTTTTTAAACAACCTGGTGCTGTTGAAGAAGTATCTCCAGGAGAGCTGCCAGATAATCCAGAGGCTAATGGTTATGTTTTAAGTTCCGGTAAATGGTGGAAGGTAAAAGATAAAACAGAAAATAAAAAGAATTTACCGACAGGATATTATGAACAAACATTACTCGGAAAGAATTTAGATTGGATTAGATGTTATGCTCAAGCAAAATATACTTATGTTCAAGAAGGAAAGCCGGTTATATCAGAATACGATGATACCTTAATGGTAGCAGATTTTATTGAACCGGATATTCAATATCCTATTCAAGTAGGTGTGGACTTTGGTTTAACTCCAGCAGCAGTATTCGGACAGAAACATTCTAATGGTCGATGGGTAATCATACATGAGCTAGTAACTTTTGATATGGGCCTGGAAAGATTTGGTCAAATGTTAAAAGGAGAATTAGAAACTCGATTTCCTAAATTTGATGTCTTTATCTGGGGAGATCCATCTGGACAGAAGAGAGATGAAATTTTTGAAGTTACAGCTTTTGATCATTTAAGAACTCTCGGACTTGTTGCTAGACCAACTGCTACAAATGATTTTAGAGTTAGGAGAGAGGCTGGTGCAGCTCCGATGAATAGATTAATACAAGGTAAGGCTGGATTATTAATTGATAAGAGATGTCAGCGATTAAGAAAATCTTTAGCCGGAGGTTATCACTTTAGAAGAGTTCAAATCTCTGGAGGAGAAAGATATAGAGATCAACCAAATAAAAATGATCACTCACACATTGGAGATGCTTTTATGTATTTAATGTTGGGTGGTGGTGAGCATAGAAGATTAACCAGAGGGAATAGTGTAAGTCGAATGAAACCGACAGTAGCTCCTTTAGATTTTGATGTATTCGGATGAGTGATCAAAAAACTATTTGGCTTGTAAAAGTTTGGAAAGTTGGAGATTGCGATTTACAAAAAAATTTTTTTGTATCCTGTACCGATGAGAGAATGAAAAGATTTAGAGTTCCTAAAGGATCAAGAGCTACTTATGAAAAGGCCAATACTAAAAGCACAGAAGAAAAGAAAAATATATTAGGAATAATGGTGTAGTGGATATTCTAACAATAGAAAAAATATTTAAAGTTGATGGTGTTGATTATATAGTATTACCTTTTAAATCTTATCTTATTAATTTAATGGATCTTGGAGAAGATGACAAAATACATCTTAAATTATTTCCAGGATGGTTAGAATTTTTAGATGCAGCTACTCAACAAGGTTATGGTTATGTTGTGTTAGGTAAAGGTAAGCCTGTATTATGTTTTGGAGTAGTTCCTCAATGGGAAGGTGTAGCAGAATTGTGGTTAATACCAGATCAAACTCTTATTCGTAAGCATAGAATACAATTTCACAAAGGAGCTTTAGCTTTTATGGAGTTGGCAGCAAAAGAATTGTCTTTGCATAGATTGCAAGTTACTGTAAGTTCACGAAATGTACTTGCTGTCAAATGGATAAAAAGCCTGTATTTTAAAAAAGAAGGTATATTAAAAAATTATGGAGTTGATAAAATCAATTATATTATGTTTGCGAGGCTATTCTAATGGGCAGTATATTTAAAGTTCCTAAATACACTCCGCCACCTCAACTTGATACTTCCAATAAATTATTGGATGAGAGAGAGGCTAGAGTTGATGCTAAAGAGCAAAAGGAATTAAGACAGATTGCATCTAAATCCAGAGCTCAAAGAAAAGGTGGTAGATTACTTGTTAATCAAAATAGAGCTATACCAATGTTAGGTACAGGAACAACATTAACAAGAGTAGATCCAATTAGAAATCCATACGATTTTGACAAGAGGTATGTATAATGGGTGGATCTCCAGCAAGAGTAATTAAGAAAGTAATACAAACTCCGGTAAAAATTTTATCAAGCCCACTAGGTCAAAGACGACCAGAAGTTCAACAAAGAAATATTGCTCAATCAGAAAAAGATAATGAATACAGAACAAAAGCTACAGGGAAAAAAGTTACTAGAAGATTAATGCCAAGACCAGGT